CCCTCCTGTCCACCCGGGGCCACGGTACATAACCAAGCCTCAAGAGGCATTGGCCAAATACCGCCCGGGCGGCAAAGGTACGCGAGTAGACCTGATAGACGGTTCCCGATTCCTAACCCGACTGGCAGTCGAGCTAAGTTTCGATAGCCGAAACCACAAAAGCGTGCTACGGAAGAGATACGGATCACTCCGTATTTCATATTCTTACTAATCAGTTCCGCTAGGGCCCCTAAGGACCTTAGTGCTACTAGCATCTCTGCTAGTGAAACTGGTGTAGTATCCCGTCCGCGGATCCAAGTTCGCTTCGCAAACTCGAGAGAACTATCTTTCGAGACTAAGCTTTTGGCTAAGCCTATCTCTACTCCTATAGTCTTCATTATCCGTAGATACTCTCGTGCTACGGCGCGGTCAGCGATGACCACGTCGTCTCCGAGAACTGCGTACATAAGGAACCATCCTGGCGCATGATATACATTATGCGCGGCGAGTTGCACTAGCGCATGGTGCGTTAATGCTAACATAGCCCAGGAAGAGAGAGCCCCCATAGGCTGTCCAACCGCGTAGTATACGCGGTCGAACCCAAGGTTGTAGCTTCTTGCTATCCTTGGTAGCCCATAAGGGACTCCAACTAAGAACTGAGCCCATAGCTCGGTTAACGCCCTCCCCAGAAGCGGCTCTAACAGGTCCATTTGTAATGTTAGTGGCAACCGATCGGTCGCCGCCGACAGATCATAGGACGCTACCCAGTGACCCTCAGCATTGAATCTCGAGATCAACCGCTCCACCGGAGCAGTTTGGTCGAAAGTTCCGTCTGTTGGGATCATGCGTAGTCGCTTAAAGATCCATTGATGCAAGGGTCTCATCAACGTCTGGGTAATGAGGGTTACCATGGCAAACACTCTGATCTTTCCGGGTTCCTCCTTGAACCCTAACCGTCCAAAGAAGAGCGGTTTTCCCCATATGAATTCCCGATACCAGGCCAGACTAGCAGTCTGATCCCGGCTTACGTAGAGCAGCGCCCAACGTAAGGGGTCGCCCCTATAAGGGTACCA